CAATGCAAGTTTGAAAAAACCCTTAAAAGTCTCGTCTTTAAATATTTCTTGAATGGATTCCATGAACACGTCTAAGTCTTTCAACTCTTCTATTGTTTTTTCACTTATATCAGAAACAAATTTATAAACCTCGTTTTGAGCATTACTGATATTTTCTATAAAGATCATTATTAATTCCAGCTGCATTGTGTTTTCTGCAACGTCTTTATTTTTGGATTTTGTTAGGTCTGCCGCAAGTTGTTTTATTTCTCCTCGCACACCCATACTTTTAATTATTTTTGTAAATGCAAAAAAATCTGTACTTTGTAACTTTCTCAATCTTTATTCCTCCATTTTTAGAAGAAAAGCCGCCATTTAAGGCGGCATAATCTTAGTTGTTGACCACGTTGAGTATTGGGAATGTTGCAAGCAAGCCACCTGCCAAAGACTTAACTCTATTAGCATCAAGTGTGGGTTGAGCATAAGAGATTGTAACCGCCTGCCCTGCTGTGGGGGCTGTGGTGAGAGTGAGGATAATCACGGACAGATCATTCGGGTCTCTTATTGCTGCCGTGACTGTATCACCTACGCCAAGCAGACTTGCAGTAAACCCTGTAATCGGTACTGTTAAGCCCACAATATCGCTAAAGTCCATCCTGACTTTGCCGCCGTTTATAATCGGGGCTGCCAGCATATAGAATGCCGCCAATGCTCCAACCTGCGGAAAACGGATTTCAAAAGGCTGAACAGCTGGACTTGCAGGGTCAATTGAACCTGTGAACGTGACCGGCAAGATGTTGTCGACAGCATCTTTGGAACTAAATTTAATGCCGTCACTTGACAGCGCATTTTTGAGGATGATTATAACCGGCTGCAGACTGCCGCTTAGTCTTCCGACTATGGCAATATTGTCAATGTAATCGGATAGTGCTATCTCGGTTTTGCCTGTGATAGTGTCAAATCCTGCGTTTGTGGTGGTATCTACGTTAGCCATTAAAGCCATCTGTAATATTGCTGTGGTTACTTCAAGCATATTGACTTTAAGGGTGACATCAGTGCTGATAATTCGCGTCAAGCCTTTTGCAGTGCCTTTAATCCCGTCAACCTTGACATCGCGGGTTTTGATTTTGACATCAAATTCATTGCCGCCGGAAGTCGCACCAATAAGTGCCTCTGTTGATAAACCGTAGTTTTTATAGACTGCTCCGGCATCAATAAGCAGATTATTAGGCGTATTTGTGGTAAATCCGATTGTATTTGTACTATTCATTGTAGTCCTCCTATTTTTTATAAACTGTGACAACGTAGCGCAATTCCCTGCGCTGTATATGGATGATCGGGTCAGGTAAAACAAACCTATAGGGTGTGTTGCGGTTGATAGACACATTCATAGCCGCATCGTTATACTGCAAGCGGTTTAATGCCGCGTGGATTGCATCTGCTATGCCCTCAATCTCCGTTATGTCTGTGCCTTTATCGTCCCAAATGTCGACCTCCAAAAGGTTTTTATCAGAAAACTCATTGTTCAATAAAACATTCGGAAATTTTATCTCGGCATAAGGGTAAACTTTTGTTTCGGTTTCGGGATAATGGTCGGCAAAAACCGTACAAATAGGGTCAATTATGTTATAAATCAGCGTGTAAAGTTCTAACATTTTTAGCCTCCCATCTGCTTATAAACTCGAATTGCAGCATCTGTAATTTTGGGTATAGCGTTCATTGCACCAGGTTCTAAAAACGGTTGAGCCGTCTGCCCTATGCCTTTTTCGACATATAAGCCATACGGAGCTGCAGGGGTAACGCCCACGGTAACGCCCGCATTGTCGGGCATAACCTCAAAGGTTATTGACTTTTTCAAATTGCCACGAGTGGGAACACGAAGCTTATTGACGGGCGTTATATACTGAATTTCTGAAACAGCTAAATCCCCCACGCCCTCGCAAAACTCTTTTTTATGCACCGCCATAGCCGCCATGACCTCAGCCCTAAAACTTTTATATTCTATCGGCATCAGGTCGCCTCCAGGGTCATAACGTCATAGTAATTATCCCACGGTATGATCTTCTTGACTTCGTGCTGATCTGAGCCATATTTTAAGATTGTACCGATTGCTATGTCTGCGATATCCTCAATAAAAAACCGCTTTGTGACTGGAATATCGTAACCGTATGACTTGATTAAAAGCTCGGTTGAATACGGCTGCATGTCTACATCAATATCCCTTACCCATGCCAAATCCCCCGGAATGGTAACGCCGTTTACCTTTGTACTTGCCGCCCTATTCCACACGCCCACCGTATAATTAGCAAACATAATTGCCGTCCCTTGCGCGTGCCATGCGAATAAAGGGAGGCGGCAATAAGTCTTTTACGCTCTGCCCAAGGCCGTCCTCATATGTTCCGCTGCGCGAACCCTGCGCATATTGCTTTACACCCTCGTTACCGCGCCTGTGATAACATAAGACTACGTACTCGATTAGTGCGTCAGTATAGACTGTAGCCACGTCTATAGGCAACGTGATGGGGTCTGTGACGGGCGGGTCAGGGGCGTTCATATATGCTGTGATAAGGGTGACGCCCTTGCGGATATAAAGAGTCAATAAGATGTCTTTCGTTGTGTCGGATATGTTTAAAATTGTTTTTACATCGTCAAGTGCTGCCATAGCGCACCTCCTAAAAAGGGAGGGGCAGGCTTTACGCCTTGCCCCTTTTTTCTTTAACTTCCTGCTCGACTTTAACCTCGATAAAACCCTCTTTCAAGAGTTTTATTTTTTCCTGTTCAGTTTCCACGAGTCTGTGAACATTTAGCTTTTTAAGTTCAAACATTAGGCAAACGCCTCTTTGATGTTTACAAAGACGGTCGGGAGTTTGTTGTCCATAATCCACAGGTCGTGATACTTGCGGTAGTCGAGTTTCCACTCGTCCTTCAACTGGTTAACATCAGGCGCAAAGATGCGCATGTTGTCAGTTTTGCTTATGGCGATAGGAGTAGTTGCAGCACAGATAATCCAGTTGATGGATTTTGCGCCGACAGCCGGAACGAAGCCACCTATTGTTTGGTCAACAGTTGTGCCATCATTAAACACGTAAGCAGTTTTGAGCCTTGAGCTCGGTACTTCGATTATTGGGCATTCGTCTATCCGTTTGACTTCTGACTGAATGGTACCCGCAAAGGCACCGACTTCGAGTTGACGGACTAACTCGGTTGAGCCCTCGAGCATTGCTAAGGTCGCGATAGACATGGTGACTATGAGCGGCACAGCTCCAATGGCATCCTGAACGGCTGCGATGTCGGCTTTGAGTTTGCTGTAAACGTCTGCTTTGGTAGGAGTGTAACCACCGCTTGCTCTGGTGCCTGCAAGGGCAAGAGCCGCTATTGTGCTGTAGCGATAAGCGTCAATCTCGGGGATAACCATTGTGCGCTGAAACTCGCCCATCAGGTTGGAGGCGTTCGCCACAAAGTTGGTTTCATTGACGTCCATTGCATCAAGCCCGAAAGTTCTGCCCCTGTCCTGCCCCATTGTTTTGGTCTCATAGGCAAGAGTAGCCGAGCCCTGAGGAAATCCTAAAGAACGGTCATAGTTGCCAAGTCCGTCCATGCTGATCTTAGGGATTTTAACGTCTCGACCGCCATTATAAATTACAAGTCCTGCATTGCCTTCCATCCAACCGGATGTAGCACCCGCCACGACCTGCTTGTCAAGTTCCTGCATAAATAAGGTTGCATATGCGAGCGTATTGATACTCAATGTAATTACCTCTTTCGTTTTTTAAATTATTTCATCCATTTACTGATTTCTGCCCTTGCTTTTTCGTCACCGTTAAGAGCAGACTTGTCGCCTGCCGGGGGTACGTAACTGTTCCCCTTCGCAAACTCGGTTTTAATGGCCTCGTCATGAGCGGCCATCGTTGTGATAAACTTTTCAAGGTTTTTGCTTGTGGTTTCCTCGTCATTTCCCACAAAAAAGTCAATCAAATCTGTCGGGAGCTTTTTATCCTGCGCAGTTTTTAAGGCCTTGTTTGTCAGGTCTTTCCTTAATGCATCCAGTTTTATGGCTGCAAGGTCAGACTTAACCTGGCCGAGTTCCACATCACGCGGATCAGCTTTCGGGAAGCGTTTAGTGACTTCCTCGTCAACCATTTTTGATAGGTTGTTGTCCTGCCATGATTTCAAACTTTTAGCGTGGTATGTGTCAAGCCTCGGTTGTAGGATTTTTTTACCGTCCTCGCTGTCCAAATAAGCTGTTACTCTATCGGGTGAAACAAGCCCCCCAATATAGCTTTTAACTTCGGGCAAATCCTTGTTGGTGTCTAAAAATGCCTGTACTTCTGCGATATCCATTTTGATAAGCTCCTTTTGCCCTGCGCGTAAATCAATCCGCGAAGTGCATAATTAATTTTTGATATAAAAAATCGCCCCTGTTGGAGCGATTAATCATTTGATATTTTTTATTGTTTTATCTTTACATGGTGTGAGCAGTCTGCAAATTCATATCTGATTTTTTTGGGTATGTTTTTACCATATATCTTGCACATCTCTTTTTTGTATTCTTCACAACTTGTACATTTTGGAGATTTTACGGATATGTCCCCCTCTTCGTAAATATATTTGCTCATTTGACCACCTCCCCAATAAATTTAATATATCCAGTCTTTACTTGTTCGTCCGTAATTGTAGCTTCTTGTTTTTGTTCATATTGTATACCAAACATTTTATTTAAACGGGTATTTCCTAATGGTTTGCTTAAATCATTTA